ATTGAAGGTCTTTGTCAGTCACGTTGAAAGCGTAGCCAACAATTGATATAATCTTTGAGGCACCTGCACTGATAGTCATTGTTTGCTCATTAGCGTCTGCTAAGGTAGCCTGAATGGTTACCATTCGCAAACTTCCTACTGCATTTCCATCAGCGTTTGCTGCATTGAAACCCGTTAGTGAACCCGGATAAGAGCCACCTGAGTTTCCACTTAACCAACCGGTTTCATCAACTGGTGTACCTGTTCGCATGTCTAAATCCATAAGAATTGAGACAGTGCCCGTACTAAAATCACCGTCATCAAACGATATTGTCAATCCTTTACTTGTTACTGTTTCCGTTGCCATAAATATTCATCTCCATTTATTTTTTTTCTCCAATCGCCTCACTTCAAGTCTCGGATAGAACCGTGACCTCCAAAGAAAGTTGTCCATACTTCACCCATGGTTCGGTACATTCCCTCTTGTCCGAGGCGGTTGATAGCGAATGGGTCGCCAGTTTCAATTCCACTCTCGAAGTATTGGGTTGGAATAGCGGTGCTAAAGTACAAGTAGTCTGTGTCAAGATAGTAAATTCGGCTTAGGCCGTCTGCTGGTACGTCTTTGGACGGAATGATTGGAACACCGTTGTAGGTAGCCACAATGAAACCAGCCTCAACACCGGGTACACCCTTTACACCGTTGTAGGTTGGGGTGACTCTCTTTTCTTCCATGAACCTTTGTTGGCTTTGGAGGAGTTGTTGAAGTCTCATCAAAGTGTCGTATCCAGTAAGCATAACCTTTGGATTACCACCACGGACCCAAATCTTTTGGAACAAATCGTCCAGTTGGTCGAGTGATAGTGTTCTGTTGGTGCTTCCTGTGTCAGCATTTCCTTCTGCAAAGGACCATGTGTTTGCACTTCGGTCAATTGAGTAAATGTCTTCGTCGGCAGCATCGTAGTGAGTACCTGAGGTCATAGCAGTTGAGTCAGCAGTTGTTACCCTGTCAAGCGATTCAAAATCGTTTGCAGCAGCAGTTGATACATCGGTCAACAACATTCTGTTGATGTGTTCTGCGTGGTGCTTACCCATTTCTTCTTTCAAAACGCTGCGAATGTCACCAAGACCGTCATCTTTGTCAGCAAGGAACATAGCAGTTTCGCTCATGTCAAATGTGTGGACAATGGTTTTTGGTTTTGCAGCAATGTGCTGGAAAGTAGGTTTGGTAGTGTCAGGTAGTGTTGCGTTTTCTGCAACTCCTCCACCAACGCTGAAGGATGGTTTTGCAGTTACAACTCTCCAACCACTTCGCTCCCACGGTCTTTTTGGTAGAATGCTAAATGCATTGAATTCTTGGTTAAGTTGACTCCAAACCTTTCGGCCATAAATTGCTTGGTATGTACCGGCGGTTGAAGACAACATTGGGCTATCTGCTTTCAAAAGTTCTGAACCACTGTAAGAATATCCCATAGCGTTTCCTGCGCCGTAGAAATAGCGTTCCATATCTTGTACTGTTCTAATATAATCTCTTGCCATATTTTTCATCTCCTATAATTTTTCCTTCTCCTCATGCACCCCGGTAAACCTTGTTGGCAAGAGTGTGTACCTCATCCCAAGACATGTGTGCAAGGTCATGTGTTGTTGGAACATCAATGTTTGTAAGACCGGAATCAGCAGACTTAGCAATTACTGTTCCTTCTGTGGTAAGATTGTTGATTCTCTCTTCTAAGTTTTCAATGCTCTTGAGAACTTGTGCGAGAGGTTCACGTGCGTCAAAGGCTGCTTTTTCAGCGTTTGACTTAGCGATGGATTGTTCTTCGGTGAACCTGTTGGAGAAGTATCCTTCAAGTTCATTTCTGAATTGTTGTTCTTCTGCGGCGGCTTTGTAAACTTCATAAGCGGCTTGAATGTCACTTTGACTTACGTTGTTAGCAGACAAGTATTGCTTTGCCAATGTTGCTGCTCCCATTGCGCCTGCTGGTTCTTTTCCACCTGTTGCAGATATAGCGCTGATTGCTCCAGTAGATGGAGAACCATTTTCTTGTCCTCGGCCACGAACTTGTCCAGCGAAATAGTCAGCACCATCCACTGAATCGGGGTTATCGAAACCGCCAAGTTGTGCCTTCTCAAGATTTCCGAAGTGGTCACGAGCGGCTTCTATGTCAACACCACTCTTTGCGAGAGTGCCTTCCAAGAAACTTAGATATTCGCTGGTGATAAAGTCTGAATACTCTTCTTTAGCGTACATCTTTTCGTCCTTGTCTTCCTTTTTCTCTTCCTCTTCGTCCTCTTTCTTGGACATTTTTTCTTCGTCTTTCATGTCCTTCTTGTCTTTCTTGGATTCAAGGTGTTCTTTCAAACCTTTAGGCATTTCTCCTTTCTCCATTGCATCAAGACGGGCATCTAGTTTGTTCATCATTTCCATTAAACTTTGTTCTTCTGTCATAGTTCTATCCTCCTTCAGAATACGAAATTGTGCCTCAGGGTTAATACCTTTTTCACAAATCGTGATTTCATGGAGTTCCATTTTACTTATCTCTTGGTATTCACCATGAGAATTGTCTGCTTTTCGGACTCGCTTGAACGCTTGTCCTCCGATTGAGAAGCCTTGCAAATTACCTTTTCTTATTTCGGCTGCTACTTCTCGTGCTTTTTCTATATCATTACGTAGTTTTACAACAACAAACATTCCTGTGTCATCCACTTCAGATTTCCACATTCTACCGTTTTTGTCAACGTATGAGTCAATAACTTCTCCAACTTGTATGTTAGAGTGTGCAAGTTGTACATTTCGATACTTGTCGCTTTTCATAAAGTTACCAAAAGCGTCATTCAAGGCGTTTCTTGTAATTAGGTCACCTTGCTTATCAACGAGTTCAACAGATGCGTAACCAGCGATAACCAAATCATTCCCACTCTTTAGAATGGAAATGCCTGATGACGGTCTTCGCATGGTCAGCATTGAAAAGAATGATTCTATGTTTTTTTATTTATAGTTATCTATTTTTGAGATATAGTAACTTCATCCTTATTTTTATCAAAAGCGATAGACTCACCAGCATTTGTACGTAAATCGATGTGTTTTACAGATTCTTTTTCTTCATCTTCGTCTTCTGCATCTTCTTCATCAAAACGCTTCTTCCCATCATAGTCAGGTAAATTTGAATCCTCAGTTAGTTTTGTTGGACCCTGTGGTGATTCAACAGGCGTAGCCATGTCTATCCCTAGCCCTTTTGGACCTGTCCATGTCATTTTTTCTTTTGTTAACATATCAATAGCACGAGCGAAGACGTGTGCCGCTTTGATTGTAGTAGGTTTTAGAATTCTTTTCTCATCGTCTGCATCTAATACACCAGCAGATTGTTTCTCTTGCCTTTTACGACTAGGAGGCTTTTTTTCTTTCATCTCTAATTTTTTAATGTAGCCTTGTAACATAAGTGAAGCGATAGGTTCCCAAAACGGTTGTAAACTATCAGCGAGTGAAAGAGAATAATTGGATTTTCGTAAATCACCCATGTCTGTTGTTACGTTTTGTAAATACCATTTATCTTCTATGTATTCAACTTCATAATTCACTGTATCAATATCTTTAAGGATAATTTTTAATTTGTTATCTTCTATATCTACATCATGTGGTATGAGTATTGGAGAGAAAGATTTGGTAAGCAAGTCTAAAGATTCAGCGCTTGCTGCTCCTTCTCCTTCTCCTTCATCAACAATTTCTTGGATATGTACATTGTATATGTCTCTCCCACCTCTTCTTTTCTTTCCTAAACCACTTATTTTGGCTCTTACAATGTCACCCACTTTGAAAAGTTTCTGTTGATTTCTTGCAGTTCCAATATCCATGTAATCTTTGTTTTCTAAGGTTATTGCTCGATTACCCAATACTGATGCATTGTTGATAGGACCTGCACCTAATTGATATGTATATGGGCCAGTGCCTCTTCTATCAAGAACGATGAAATTGAAATCTTTTGTTTCACGAAGTAAAAGCCATTTTGGATGTCTTGTTTCTCCTTTCATATAAGTTGATTTATTATCTCTCAACAATATGACATCGTGTTCTTTCTTAATTTCTTTTACCGAATCTTCAAGTCCTTCTTCATCAGTGATACGTGTATCATGTGGACCGGGCACTATGACATTTTCATAACTATCAAATTGCCCACGTAAAATTTTCATCCGTTCAAACAATAACATATCAGCGATATTATTATCATCGTAATTTATAATGTCAATCAGGTGTATTTCTTCTTCTCCAAGTATAGCATCAACAGTGTAATTTTTGTCACTTATCTTTTCAATATTCTCTTTAATCGACTTCTTAACTCCAACCTTTTTCTTGTTCTCATCATAAACAGTAATGTTGTCATCATTTTTTACAATGATAATTCTTTTACCATCATACCATTTACTAACTACCCAAGAACCGCTAAAACCACGTAAGTTATCAATATCGTTTAAATTAAATATTCTGTGCATCGGTCTAATAGGTGGTGCCCAATCTGCTTCATCAGATTTTATCAAAAGCACATCGGGGTCGATTAACGAATTGACATATTCACTGGCTTCACTCATCACTAAGGTAGTAAACTCATCACTCGGTGAAGAATAAGTTTCAGGATTAACATTTGATTGTGGTGTTTCAAGGCTTTGTGGTGGAGGTGCATTTTGCAAGACTTGAGAAACCGCCTCAGGGGAATGAGCAATTTCCATTAGTTCCTGAGGAACACTATGTGCCATCATTGGTTGTGCATAATTACCCACATGTATGTTACCCTCACTATCAAATTCAGCACCAAGAGAGGGTTCGGCCAAATGACCATTATGGATTTGCCCTGAGTTAAACGTACTAAAGAGAGACACCATGGTAGGAGAAACTGCACCAATTGGTAAAGAAGTTATTCCAGCAGAACGAATGATTTCATCAGGTGCCTCAACAACATCTTCTTGCGCTTTTTCAGGGTCAATGAAAATTATATTATCCAAACCGTTTTTGGTTTTTCTTGAAACTTTCTTTACCCCTTTTCCAGCACCTAAGGCATTGTGTGGGTCAAATTGAGCAGCATTCAACATTTCTAAACCATGTTGCTGCATAGATGCTTTGTATCGTTGTGGACTCATGATATGTTGTACCATTTGGGGCATCCGATGAATGTAATGTGAACTCCAATTACCACCAGTAGCATTTACTTTTGTTTGTAAGTTATCTATCGCTGAATAAATGTCATTGTTATGAACATCTTGATGAAACAAATCTTCATGAGATGCTTCATCAGTTGGAATATTCATTCTTTCTTCATTTCTTTGAAGTAAATTATTACTCATACTACCTATATTAATCTCATCATCACCGAGAAGTAAATCTCTTACTGTTAATGCTTTAAAGGGAACTTGACGTAAATTGGATTGTTCAATCAAACTTCTTACATATTCTTTCATTTGAGGTGTTTTCTTTAGATTCAATCCTTCTAAAACTTCATCGACAGACATATTTCCATTAACTTCAAACCCTGCATTATTAACAGTATTTGCAATATTTTTATGTTCTTGATGTTGTTTTGGTGTATCACTTGTTCTCATTGATATACCATACGTTTTTGCTGACAAACCATGATTTGATGTAGTGTGTAAATATCTTTCAGCATCACTAAAAGCACGTTGCGTGTTCCAGATAAATTGTTGCGGGTCATCAATTGAAAATGCATTTTCATCGTGTTCTAAATACTTAGGTATGATGAAATCACGTGCTACTTCTGCAACAAGTTTTCTATGTGCCCCTAATAGGTCTAATGTTTGCTGCGCTGCTATTTTCCAATGATTACTCGGTTTACCCGATACACTTTGTTTTGCTTTATTTTCAAGTTGAGTAAGTTGATTTTGTTTATCTGCTAATTCTTCTCTTATTGAAAGCATACCTTCAGGTGATAAACCCTCTTCTGTGAGTCTTTCATTTAATTGTTCAACAGACTCTCTAAGTTTATTTTCTTCTTCTCTCGCTGGTAACATCCCACCTAAACTTAACAAGTGGTTCATTGCGAGTGTATCACTGGTTGTGATTTTTGTGGTTGCTTTTTGATTTTTGGATTTACTCTCCTCAACTCTTTTTTCGTGCAAATTGTCTTTAAAATTTTGAAACCAATTAACCACTTGATTTACATTTAACTCATCTTTTTCCCCAAAACCTAAACGATTTTTCAATGCTGAATAATTTTCATTGTTATCTGTTTGTATCGTATTGTTCAAAAAATCAACTATTTTTGATGGAGAATTAGTGTTTAATATGTCTCCAATAGAATTAATGACTCGAATTGGGAAAAAGTCCTCTTTTTTATTCACATCAATATTGAGTTTATCCAACATGTTGGGACTAATTGGTTTACTTTGCCATCCCATAAAATCCAAAAAATCTTGTAAGCCATCTCCACCACTTACTGAAAGGTCACCCGATAACAAATCTTGTAATGATGCAACCGACTTTTTAGCAGGTTGATTAGGATGATTTTGCCTTCCTAAAAACGTATTAAATAAATGAGCCTGCATCGCTCTTTGAACCATTAAACTATCAGTCGGT